GGCGGTGGGTCAAGTGATTTTAGTTTTGCACAAGTAACTTTTGAAAATAATTCTGGCTCTCTGTTACTGGCATATATGCCGTTTATCATTCAACCAGATGATGCCTTGGAAACTGAAAACCACATCCCTATGGGGAACTCTGTTGCAGAAATGGTGTTATACAAAGGTAGTGCAAGTATAAATTGTACAAGTTTTGTGCCAACATACACGGTATCTGTTAGCGGTAATGCTACAGAGAAAAGAGGTTATGTTAGTGTCACAGGCGACTGCACCATAACCATCTCATAGCACTTAAATGAGAGAGTTCGCAACCAAGTTCTACAAAAGCCAAGCATGGAAAGAATAATCAAATAAGTTTAGTTTAGCACCTTAACTGGTGCTTTTTTATTGGGAACTCGTCCCTTAAACGAGGTTATTACTCGAAGGAGGAAACTAAATGGAAACTGAAATCCTTACAAATCAGGAAACTACTACTCAGAACGCAGAGACAGAACAAGCAGAGCAGAAAACCTTCACCCAGGACGATGTAAACCGCATCGTAGCAAAACGCGTCGAGAAGTACAGCGACTATGCAGAGCTGAAGGAAAAGGCAACCAAGTATGACGAACAGGTCGAAGCAGGTAAATCCGACCTTCAGAAGGCCACTGAAAAAGCGGAGCACCTACAGGCCGAACTCAATGCCATCAAACGAGAGGCAGAGTTGAGAAATATGCGTGATGAGGTCGCAAGAGCAACAGGCGTACCTGCAGAACTTCTTACCGGAGCAAGTCAGGAAGCCTGTGAAGACCAGGCTCAGGCATTGCTCACCTGGGCACAGCAGAGAATACCGAACGGATACCCTCGCATACCAGACGGAGGAGATCCGATCGGAAACGCTAAAAAATCAACACGTGAACTGTTCGCTGAATGGTTCAATGAAAATGTCTAAAAGAAAGGAAAAAGAAAAATGGCAATTGGAACACCTACCAATAGAACAAGCATCACTCTCCCCGCAGAGATGGGAAGAGAAATCCTCGCAAAGATGCAGACAGAATCCGCTGTTATGCAGTTAGCTCGTAAAATCGAGCTTCCCGGCAGAGGCGTAGAAATCCCTGTAATTACCGCAGATCCTGAAGCAGCATGGGTAGCAGAAACAGGAGTTAAGCCTGTATCCAACCCTGGACTTACCAGCAAGCTCATGAGCGCATACAAGCTCGCTGTTATCGTTCCGTTCTCCAACGAGTTCAGACGTGACGCAGCTGGTCTGTATGACGAACTCGTAAGAAGACTTCCCAGAGCACTCGCTCTTAAGTTCGACGCTACAGTATTCGGCGCTGGCAACGCTCCCGGATCAAACTTCGACACATTCGCTTCCGCAACAGCTCAGAACATCGGCGGAACAAACACCTATGCTGGTATCGTAGCAGCTGATGCTGATATCGCTACACACGGTGGTATCATGAACGGAATCGCTATGTCACCTCAGGGCAAGAGCGTTCTCCTTGGAGCAGTTGATGGAGATCAGAGACCTCTGTTCATCAACAACGTATCTGAAGGAGCAGTTCCTATCGTACTCGGAGCACAGACCGTTCTTACAAAGGGCGCATACGTTGCAGGAACTCCTAACACTGTTGGTGTTGCTGGTGACTGGACTCAGGCTATGTACGGCACAGTAGAAGGCATCAGACTTGACTACAGCTCTGACGCAACTCTTACCTCCGGCGATGACACCATCAACCTCTTCCAGCAGAATATGTTCGCAGTAAGAGCAGAAATCGAAGTCGGATTCCGCGCTGACGTAACCTGCTTCAACAGACTGACTGTTGCTTAATGGTCAAAATGATCAACAAGGCCTACGGAAATGAAATGTGGGTCGCGGACGATAGAGTAGAAGAATACAAGACGGCCGGTCACAAGCTGGCCGTCTCTGATACTGAGAAGCCCGCAGAAGAAAAACCGAAGGCCAAAAAGAAAACAGCTAAGAAGTGAGGTGATCCCGATGGCATATGCAACAGTAGAAGATGTTCAGGCAAGAATGAGCAGAAATATGAGCTCCGATGAGCAGGAAGTATGCTCAAATCTGCTGGACGATGCAGCGGTCATCATTGACGCCTACAATTCAGAAGCTACAGCCGAAGTCAAGAAGGTCGTATCGGTTCGCATGGTCATCAGAGCTCTTGGAAATGGAGACGATACAAGTTCGGCTCCGATCGGCGCAACTCAAGGAAGTATGTCTGCTCTCGGGTATTCGCAGAGTTGGTCAGTCGGGTCTTCGGGATCCGTTGGAGAGTTGTATCTCGGAAGGCTTGAGAAGAAGCTCCTCGGAGTAGGGGACAACATCGGATCATATAGCCCCGTAGAAGCTCTTGTTCCCGATTTGGGAGGCGAATGGAATGATTAAAGGCATTACAGTCACCTTGTACGACAGGGTTCAAACAGGAACTGATGCGCTGAATGCTCCGATATATGAGGAGACAGCCGTGCCCGTCGAGAATGTGCTCGTCACTCCATTATCATCCGACGAGGTTCTTCAGACATATACCTTAACGGGACGCAGGGCGGTCTATCAGATGGGCATACCCAAAGGCGATATGCACGAATGGACCGCGGGCAAAAGGGTCTCGTTCTTCGGATATGACTGGAGAATCATCGGAATGCCTGAAGAGGGTATCGAGAGCCTTATACCGCTGTCGTGGAACAAGAAGGTCAAGGTCGAGTGCTATGAGCAAGGTTAAATTTAAGCTGAATAAAAAGGGCGTAGGCCAGCTCCTCAAAAGCAGGGAAATGCAGTCCGTACTGAATCAGCACGCATACAGAACCCAGTCGAAGGCAGGCGCGGGGTATGAAGTCGAATCGTTTGTCGGATTCGACCGTGCTCATGCGTTGGTATACGCAGAGACTTCCGAAGCCAAAAGAGACAACCTTGAAAACAACACGCTGCTTAAATCATTAGGAGGCGGAACATGATTCTATTCAAACTAATCGAATACCTTACGGGCAGACTCGACGTGTATGTGGGTGTATCCGCTCCCGAATCGACAACAGGCTATGTGTTAATCGACCAGACAGGAAGCAGCAGCAGGAACCACATCATGACGGCAACCGTAGCGGTCCAGTCTTACGGGTCAACGCTCGAGAACGCTATAAGGCTGAATGAACAGGTAAAAGCCGAAATGCTCAGCTTCGCCAGTGAGGACGAAGTGGCCAGCGTAAGGCTCGAAACAGAATACAACTTCACTAACACGGCTACCAAGCAATACCGCTGGCAGGCCGTGTATTCAATTACTCACTATTTAGGAGGAATCTAAATGGCTAACAACGTAGCAAATGTAACTGCAGGCAAGCCTAAGATCTCAGGTGCCGTATACAGAGCAGTAGCAGGAACAACAGCTCCTACTGACTCAACAACCGCTCTATCAGCTGATTTCAAAGCACTTGGCTACTGCAGTGAAGATGGACTGGTTAATTCCAATTCACCTTCAAGCACAAATATTAAAGCCTGGGGCGGAGACACTGTTCTCGTTATCCAGGAAGAAAAAGAGGACACATTCCAGCTCACTCTTATTGAGGTGCTGAACGTTGAAGTTCTCAAGGCCGTATATGGCAGCACAAACGTAACCGGTACTCTTACAGGCACAAGCGGTTTAACCGTAACGGCTAATGCCAAAGAGCCCGAATACGGTGTATGGGCTATTGATATGGTTATGACCGGAGGTGCAACAAAGAGAATCGTAATCCCTAACGGAAAGATTTCCGAGATCGGTGATATCACATATTCCGATACTGATGCTGTTGGATACGAGATCACTATTACTGCTACACCCGACTCAGCAGGTAACACACATTACGAGTATATGAAGGCAAGCGCTTAATAGCGTAGCCATAGGAGGGCAAAGAGATGAAAGCAAAGTTAAAAGACGGCTTCGAAGTCCAGATCTGCGACAGCGTGGCTAATGATTGGAGTTTCTTAACGGTGCTCCGTAAAATCGACAAAGGCGAGACCGGCATGATCGTAGACGCTGCAGAGAAACTTCTCGGCGGTGAGGAAGAGGTCGAAAGACTTGCGAAGCACTTAGAGGTTGACGGGATCACTCCTGTAGACGTCATGGTATCGGCTATAACTGAACTGATGGAGTCCGTTAACGAACTAAAAAACTCAGAACCCTCTCCAGCATGATAGGTCTCGACGAGGATGCATTAATTTGCGACCTTGCCGAGACTTATTCCATATACGACTACAGGTCGCTTCCGCTTCGTACGGTGGCGACCTTAGCAGCTGGACTGAGGGATGATTCAAGAATAAAACTACGGGCAGCCGATATGACGGTTTCCCAAGATACTATACTTCTCGCTGCGATATCAGACCGAATCGATGCACTGCGATACAGCTTCTCGAGCGAATCAAAGCGCATGAAAGAGTTCCCGTCACTCGTTCGGCTCTTGATGGGCGAGGAGAAAGACAGCAACAGCGAAGCGATGACATTCGATTCTCCTGAGGATCTGATGAAAGCGCTCGCAAAAGCAAGAGGAGAATAAAATGGCAGGCACTTCATTAGGAACTGCATATGTACAAATCGTACCATCAGCGGACGGCATAAAAGGCTCACTGACTAATTTGATGGGTGGCGAGGCTGAAAGTGCAGGAACCGCTGCAGGGACGAAGATAGGAGCATTTGCAAAGAAGGCGCTCGGGAAGGTGGCAATAGGAGCTGCGATAGTAACGTCGCTTAAATCGGCACTTTCGGAAGGCGCTGCACTCCAACAGTCATATTTGGGCGGTGTTGACACCTTGTACGGCGAAGCGGCTGACGGCGTTAGGAAATACGCAAGAGAAGCGGCTGCAGCTGGTATCAGTATGAACGACTATTCGGAACAGGCCGTATCATTCGGAGCTGCTTTGAAACAGGCTTATGGCGGAGATACATATAAGGCAATGGAAGCAGCAAACACAGCCATATTAGACATGACTGATAACGCTGCGAAGATGGGCACTCCGCTCGAATCCATACAGAACGCATACCAGGGATTTGCAAAGCAAAACTATACGATGCTTGATAACCTGAAGCTCGGATATGGTGGTACTAAGACTGAGATGGAACGTCTCTTAGCAGATGCCAATAAAATCAATGCAGCGCACGGCAAGATGACGGATTATTCCATTGATAACCTTGGAGACGTTTACGAAGCCATCCACGTTGTACAGGGCGAATTAGGGCTCACAGGCGTCGCAGCGCAAGAAGCATCGGAGACCTTCAGCGGTTCGTTTAACGCCATGAAGGCATCGCTCAAAAACTTCTTCGGCTCACTCGCATTAGGTGAAGACATAAAACCAGCGCTCCAGGGACTTCTGACATCGGTCGACACGTTCGTATTCAATAACCTGATACCGATGGTCGGAACTATCATAAAAGGCCTTCCGCAGGTAATCGGAACGCTGGTACAGGAAGGTATCCCTGCGCTACTGGAACGTATCAGCTCATTTATAGCAAACATAGCTACAACGCTCACGGAGAACGCAAACAGCCTTACAAGCGAAAAGGTAAAAGCCTGGGCAGTTGAGACCATTCCGAAACTGTTACAGTCAGCTGGCGAGTTAATCGGTAAGTTCGCATCAGGGCTCATCGAAAACCTTCCGAAGATAATCAGTGCTATCGGACAGATCGCGCTCTCCATCGTTACAGGGTTAGGCTCTGCTATATGGCCGAAGATTGTAGAGGCTGCAAACGGTATCAAAGAGAGATTTTTGGCTCCGATAATTGCGCTGAGAGACAAGATAAAAGAGATCATTGAAAAGATTAAAGGCTTCTTCAGTTTCAATATCAGCTTGCCTCACATTCCGCTTCCGCACTTCTATATCAGCCCGAGCGGTTGGAGATTAGGCGATTTACTCAAAGGGTCAATTCCGTCACTTGGTATCGAATGGTACGCTCAGGGCGGTATTGCTACTAAGCCGGTAGTCGGATTTGGTGAAGCCGGTCCTGAAGCACTCCTTCCGTTGGATCCGTTCTGGAAGAAGATGGACGAGATAGCAGCGGGATCCGGAGCGAACGTAACAATTAACGTTTATCCGTCGGCTGGTATGAATGAAGAACAGTTGGCGCAGAAGATAGAACGTAAACTGATTAATCAGGTGCAGAACAGGAGACTGGCATGGCGGTAAATACTATTACATTCGGCGAAGTTAACAGCGCAGATTATGGAATCTATATTTCCGGGGAAGGTGTATTCAATGCGCCTGTAAGAGATGCGGAAGTGATCTCTATCCCCGGAAGGAACGGTTCCTTCTTACTGGATAACGGCCGCTACGAAAATATTGAGGTAACATATCCTGCATTCAATACAGAAACAGACAAAGCCACATTTATTGCGCAGATAGATGCGTTCCGTAACGCAATAGCCTCGCAGAAGGGATATCAGAGGCTGGAAGACACGTTCCATACTGACGAGTACAGAATGGCATCGTTCATAGGCGGACTGGAAATTAATCCGGTACTGTATAACGACCATACCTCACAGTTTGAGATCGTGTTTAACTGCAAACCGCAGAGGTTTCTCAAATCGGGAGAAACCGAAATCACTATACCGTCCCAAGGTAGCGGATATAATCTGACCAATCCGACATTATTTGAGGCTAAACCGCTTTTAATGGTGGAAGGCTATGGAGACATTAACATCGGCGATCAAGTCATCTCTATCGATAACGTAGTCATTGGCGATGTTCTCCTGTCCAATGGTGCGCGGTTAGAGGACACCACGACAGGAACTTTGGCGGATATGGTCACAGTCGGAGTCGCTGAGTTTGATCAAGCCAAAGTCAACACAGGCGACACTATAACCTTAAAACCGACGGCCTACACCATAAACATCGCATATAACAACCTCTTGCCGTCAGAACACGTCGAAGCGGAAGTGACCAATCAATCGGGAGTCGGTGAGTCTTCGGGCGGTGCGCTTTCAAGGACTACGGCTTCATATACCGTTAATATGCCCGCTGTTCTCTTTACGGTGGGGACTTCGGCATCGGTTCAGCATTCAGCAAGTTGGATTTTTAGGAGTGTGTCAATATATGGCGGTTACTCCGAAACCACCTTCCCTATGGTATTCAATATCGCATACGATGGGGCAAATAAAATAACCATCACCGCAAAACATTGGTATCAAGCAGGGGCAACGGTGCAGACCACAGGATCAACAGGCGACTTGACGGGATATTCGACCGTATTAGTTGACGGAACGATATACATCGACCTTGACATAGGCGAGGCGTATTGGATTAAAGACGGGACGGTCATATCTGCTAACTACTCAGTACATCTCGGAGCAGACCTTCCGACCTTGAAGCCCGGAGTGAACAATATCACTTATACTACAAGGATAACAAGTCTTAAGATTGTGCCAAGGTGGTGGAAAGTATGATTCCGATTTTATACGATAAGAACGAAACGACATTCACCTCAAACGGATTATGCAGATTAAGGGACGCTATCTCTTGTGTGGTAGTTGAGGAAAGAAACGGAGTCTATGAATGCGACTTCGACTATCCTGTCACGGGTGCGAATTATGACTTGATCGAGTGCGGAAGAATCATCGGAGTCACCCATGAGGATTCCGATGATGTTCAGCCATTTGAAATCGTATCGGCAACGAGACCAATCAACGGAGTGGTTTCATTCCATTGCGTTCATATTTCATACAGACAGAGTCAAATCGTAGCAAGCGGAACGAATATCAATTCGCTTTCCGACGCGTTTACAATGCTGAAAGCAGGCGAGCCTTTTAATCCGTTCACCTATGAAACGGACATGACCAAATCGGGATATATGTCATCAGCCGATGGAACACCGAGAACTGTCCGTCAGTTTTTGGGCGGTGTCAAGGGTTCTGTTTTAGATGCGTATGGCGGTGAGTATGAGTGGGACAAGTGGACGGTCAGGCTTTTATCACATCGCGGACGAGTGAGGGACTTCGCTATAAGATACGGAGTCAATCTTTTGGACTATAACGACGAGACCGATTGCCAAGGCACTTTCACTTCCTGCGTACCGTATTGGAGCGGGGAGGACGGTATCGTCTCGACTACGGCATCCCTCGGAAGGACTGGGTACAACGGGAATGATATCCGAATCCCTCTCGACTTGACAGATAAGTTTGAGACCAAACCTTCAACGGCTCAACTTGAAGCGGAAGCGGTCTCTTACATGAGGTCAAACCAAACCTATTCGCCTGCAAGGTCTATAAGAGTAGACTTTGCAAGGCTTTCCGAAGTAGGTGAGTTTGAACAGTTTGAAGACTTACTTACTTGTAAACTCTGCGACTCATTGACCGTCATTTTCCCATTATATAACGTTTCAGCGACTTTTAAGATAGTCAAGACGGAATGGAACGTCCTTGAAGGCAGATATGAGGAGATGGAACTCGGCAAACTGTCCACTACGCTTTCCGAAGCACTCGGGATCACGTCATCTGAATCCGTCAGCGGTGGCGGTGGAACGAGCAACCTTGATATCTATATGCAAGCCACGGGGTCATCAAATACACAGACATCTTTCAATCCCGGCACTCTCACGCAGGTGCAGATGGAAGTCGTATCCTTTGAGTCGGGAGACTTATTCACCATATCAAACGGAGGAATCAAAGTCAGTGAAGCAGGCATCTACAAGGTGACCGCTTCTGCATATCTGCATTTGACGGGCAATTCAACGGCTCGCGGTATGTATGTCATGAGAGGAACGGACTTCAGTTCTGCTACTGAGATAGCGTCATTCTATGAACTGAAACCGACGGGCGAGGAATATGCTTCGTTTTCGACATCACCGAAACTCGTTGACCTTAACGCAGGGGATACGATATTCCTTGCAGTTAGATATTTAGGCGGCAGCGGTGGTTACTACGGAGGAAACCCGTCGACCTATTTGCTCGTTGAACGTTTAGGCTATGTTGATCCCGGCAACAATGTGACTATCACACAGAATCCGTCAACTATGGTGCTGTCGATAGAGTAGGAGGGGTCATGGCTAAAGATATCATATTAAAAAATCAAGTATGGGAAGATGTCCCTGCCGTTGACCTTCCAATCGACGGAGGCGGAAAACAGAGATTCACGGACGTGTCCGGGACAACTGCAACTCCTTCGGATGTGGCAAGCGGAAAAGTATTCTATGACGCGCAAGGCATACAGCGGGACGGAACGTCATCGGGCGGTAGTGCTAACTTACAGAGCAAAACAAAGAGTTATACACCGAGCGAAACCGCACAGAACGAAACGGTAAGACCCGACAGCGGATATGACGGACTTTCATCTGTAGATGTATCTGTCGGGGCGATCCCTTCAAACTATGTCGGTACAGATATCACAAGGCGAGACGATGATGATATGAGCGGTGTGGTAGATGAACCCGACTACTATATCGTTTCAGCTCCTGCCGGATACTATCCCAATAGTGCGGAATATTTTCTTCCATTAATGACCTTACCGAGTACAGCGGAATCTACTTATTCGGGTACTCGGAAGGCTAACTTCTTACCAAGTACAAGCCAAAGGTACTTGACAATACCAAGCGGATATAACCCGACAACCCAGTACTATCAACTCATCGGTGCGGAACTTCTCCCGCTGAATGTCACGCAGAATGGTACATATAACCCTGCCGATGCAGATGTATTCGGCTTCGGGCCTGTAACT